TGACACGTCAAAAGATTCGCTATCGCAGTGGCCAGACTGTATCGAACGTGCAGCTTCAAGCTGTTCCGATCGATGCGGAAGGGAACACCTGCCGAGGGAGTTTTTCGGAAACGAAGAACCACCTTTGGCTAAGCGAATTCGAGTCGATTGAGTATACCGCGGACAAAGTGATGCAGTTTAATGACTGCAAGCACAATAAGTTCAGCGGTCTTCCTCAGTCGGTCGGATCCACAGATGTATTTGAGCGCGTCGTCACCCTTGACGGCGAGCCTCAAGTCTTCCGTGGGACTGGACAAGGAATTGATGCCAGTGTTCTCGAGGTTGTAATGCCACTTGGCGACCTAGCCCCTGCCCCTATGGGCGTGGAGTTAGATGACCTAGGTGGTCTCCTCGGGAGCCCAACGATGGGCGGTCCATTGCCCGCGACTCTAGACTCTTATGAGACTGAAGTTGCGGACTTGGATGGTATCGCATCCTCTGCGCTAGCTCTTTTTGAGCGGCGTGTAGCTACATTTAAAGATGTTTCCATCTTTAACTTCCTCATCGAACTAAGGGACGTTCGCTCCATGGTCTTAGACTTACAACGTCTAGCCAGGTGGCAGAAGTGGTCCCAACTCGTCGAGAAAGAGCGACTGAACGTCAAGGATATTTCCTTTGACGTTTCCAATTCATATTTGAGTTGGAAATTCGGATACTGTCCTTTGATGAGGGACATTATCACGATTCTCAAGTCACTAGCTAATCTCCAGAAGAAAGTAAAACGTCTTCTGGCCGAGGTGCACAAGCCGCGTACCGTCAAAGCACATGTTAATCAGTATAAGGTAGCCCCTGTGGCTGGGTTGCAAGCTTATGCAACCTACCACGAGGCCCTTTGTGATGGCATGTACAATTACAGTACGCCGACTAGCTTGGTTGAGATGGACTGCTCCGAAGAGTGGGCGCCGGACGTGGGAATGCGATATTCCCTGTTCTGCGAGCCTCTTTGTCAGTTCCAGCTCAAGATCAGGATGTTCCTCGAGACGTTTGACGTCGCGTGGGATCCTGTCATCGTTTGGAATGCCATCCCATTCAGTTTTATACTGGATTGGATTTGGGACATTTCTGGTTGGCTGGAGAGGATTGGACGTAAGTCCACTCTTCCAGTCGAGCTCAGGGTCATGGACTTCTACATTCAGTGGAAGTACAAGTCCTCATTTCTTGTCAAAGTCGAACACGCTAATTACGTGCACGATTTTGAGACTCATGAGGCTGATCCAAACAAACCCTCGTACACAAGTCGATATAACATCGCTTGTGACAGGTTCCGTCGTGTCAAGTTTATGCCTGACAAACGGCACCTGAGATCCGCAAAGTGGGATGAGAACGTCATAGATAAGACGCTCTTGGGGGCAGCTCTCGCACGCACTACGCGTGAGAGGAAACCCCCGCCTTTGCATAATCGCTTCGGTCCCTGGAGGCGAACAGTCGGAGAAATCTTCAGGCAATTGAACGTTCCTGGCTTTGCTAGGAACTTTCGTAATGTCTGAATACAACTATTAGGAGACCAGAATGATTTCTGACCCCTTAACAGTACCAACCGTCACGCTTACGTTTAACGGACAGGTTCCCGCTACAAACGGGAACTCGTTCGTGACGCGAGCGTTTAACACGACACAGCTAGGCGGACGTTCAACAGTCCGCGATCTGGCTATGTCCGATGCCTCATCGCTCAGCTTGGCTGGCGGTAAGATATCGGTGAGCCATCAGGCCTCTAACCAAGGCCGGTTGCGCTCTGTGTTTCGCGTCGATATGTCGACCGCGGCAGGCGAAGACCCGAATCCGCACAGCGCCTCTTGCTACCTGGTTGTTGACCGGGAAGCAACGCGCTCTGTGAATTCGGACTACGTCCTGTCGGGCGTCCTGGCAACGCTGATTTGTTCGCTCGTAGGAGCGACTGGCAGCGGAGCTTTGGTTACGACCTCGACGTGTACGGAGTTTCTCAACGGAGAGCCCTAGTCGCACAATGTTGCATGTGCAAGACAGTGCTCCCGCGCTCGCCTGATCAGCGAGTGTTCGTGTCAAGCATCGAGTGATGCTTGATCCGTGAGGGTATCTGCAATCGTCTGTGTCTCCTACTCGATAGCTACCATATATATGGAAACTAAGAATAGCGAGCTCGACCTCATGGTCGGGATAACAGCAGATCTGCTTGCAGATATAGCTGCAGCCGTTGGCTTCAATGTGTCCCGCGACGTGCGAGAAGTACGTCGTCGGTGCGCATCAGAAGGGGCGTCCTTCTTAACGAAGACGCTACCCGCTTTAGGCAAAGCATTTGATAATGCTCTGTCTAAGTCAGATACAAGAATGAACTACCCAGGGTTTAAAGCCCGGGAAGGTTACTCAGAATTTCTGAGCGACCTTTTCGTTCTTGTGTTCGACCGTACAGGTAGGTCCCTGTCCGATGCGTGTCCATCAGCTGTCATGTACATTCGGCAAATACTGTACTTATGGTACAAGTATGAGCTACCCTATACTCCGGAGCAGGAAGCGTCCATTTTGGATGCTTTTTGCGAGACGGATGCTCAGCTCCCTAGTAGCGTTATTGACTGCCCTGTTATTCAGGGCGCTCGTAACGTTATCGCTCGTGTCGTCAGCGGATTCAGCCGCGAGGCTGTTTCGCCGCGTCATGGGCCGGGAGCTGTCGCAACCAAGGAAGAAGCGTGGGAGAAGTGGCGTTTCAAGCGCCTCTACCGTCCGATCGAACAGGTTTTCCCGTTCGCCGAATGGTACGTCCCCTCCGTTTCTTACCTGAGTCGGTCGAAAGACCCGCTCAGGCACTTGTCGGTCCATGGGCACGGTACAGCGAGAGCTGTATTCGTCCCCAAGGATTCGAGAGGTCCTAGGCTCATCTCGTGTGAGCCCCTAGAGTATCAGTGGATCCAGCAGGGTGTAGCGGCGGAACTCATTTTCTGTATTAACAGTCATGAGTACACGTCCGGTCGCGTGAATTTCACGCATCAGGATGTTAATCGCCGCTTCGCCCGGTATGGATCCATGGGTGCTGGCTGGGTTACGTTGGACATGGCAGAAGCGTCCGACCGAGTTTCGACTTTACTAGTCGAGCGGTTGTTCGCCAATACGCATGTCCTTGAGTATCTGCTTTGTTGCAGGACTCAATGTACCGTACTCCCAGATGGCCGACGTGTGCAATTGAACAAGTTCGCTCCGATGGGGTCAGCTTTATGCTTCCCTGTCGAATCGCTCGTGTTCTTTGCACTCGCCGTGAGTGTACTCGTAAACCATCTCGGACATGGCCTCTCTGAGGCTCTGTCCCGAGTGAAGGTTTACGGTGATGACCTAATTCTCCACCGCGAAGACTATGCGGCGGTAATGCAATACTTCCCGTACGTTGGACTTAAGTTCAACGACAAGAAGTGCTGTACTGGAGGTTCATTTAGAGAATCCTGTGGCCTCGACGCGTTTAAAGGCGAAGATGTCACTCCGGTAAAAATCCGGACCAGGTTAGGTGATCGACGTGACAGCAACTCGCTAGTCTCGTGGGTCGAGTACAGTAATGCACTCGACTTCCGAGGTTACTATCGTGTTGCTCGTACCATCGAGAGGCATTTGTGGGAATTAGGCCACCTTGATAGGGGCTTTATTCCTACGTTAGAGCACAGCCACCCGGCTGTCTCTTTTCTTGCCTTCCGGCGGCACGATGGCTCGTTACATAGACCTGCTTTAAAGCATAAGAACTGTTTTCGATGGAGTGATAAACTCCATCGGTTAGAGTTCTTAGGGGTCTGTGTTAGTGGCCTCTCTGTAAAGAGAGAACTACCGTCTTGGGATCGTCTCTTCGCTGGCATAGCGAAGCACGAGCCGAGGCGGGCCACTCCGTACCGAAATCTTCCCCAATGGGATAGTCGCTCTGATCAGAGCAAGACGTCCCAGGATTGGATGATCGGTCCGATGCAATCGAGCGTAGTTACGTTCCCCGTCCGTCGCCGGGTTACCCTCATGCGACGGTGGTGCCTCTTTGGAGGCAGGCCTTAATGGCCCCTTGACGCAACAGCGTCCCTTGGTGGGCGCTCAGCAGAGC